GTTTCTAGTACGTAACGTATTGATTATCTTCACGAAGGTATTCCCAGGCGTTACGACGCCGGGCTATTTTCCCATTGAAGGTTTTCAGTTCGATACTTTAGACTGGGTTTGGTTGTACCCTGAACAACCACCCCCTCCCTAGATGGAGGCATCTTTTTCGCTGTTATGATGTAAAAGTTTTTAAACAGCCGCGCATTCGTGCGCGCGTCTTTTCCCTTGAATTTTGACGTAAAACCAGATTCATCGAGATCCGACCAAGAGTTGTCGGACCTGTACGCTGCAAAGGCGTACGTGTCTTTTGCTGATTATGACATTAAATTTGTAAATCAGATATCTGTTTCCTAGAATTATGATACTAAACCAAATTCTTCGAGACCCTTCCAAGAGATGAAGGGCCTGTGCACTGCAAAGGTGCACATATCTTTACCAACTATGATAAAAAAATTTTTAAGTTGGCTGTCTTGCTTTGAGTTCAAGACTATAAATATACAACTCTCGAGATCCTCAACACCATAGAGGGCCTGGGCACTGCAAAGGTGCCAACCGAAAGCTTGGATAGCTATAAACCCGTAAAATACTGATCAAGTGCTCGCGCAGAAGCATAAGAACTATTGACCGTAATCAACGGACATTTGGTCTCGTTAACTTTTTTGTTCTTGTTCCCAGATTATAAACTCTGTAACGACTTACCTTAAGAGGGTAGTTTACTTTGTGAGTCTCAGAACAACACATTTAAGTCTTTCGAGATACGGTTGCAATTCGATGAGTTCCGGAAACTCTACACTCCCGCTGACTTAATCGAAGACCTAATTTTGCCTTTAGAGCAATAGAAAAACGCAGAGAGCATCGTAGTCCCAAATATGAGTACCTCCCCCCCCCGATCGTGCATTTTTGAAACGATCCGGACTTTGCTACATAGCATCGTACCATATTCAGCGCTGTTGTACAGCGCGACCTCGGGTCGTTTGACTGTCATCTATGATGACTTTCTCACGCTCCTGATCCGTCTACGGACGGATCAAAATCCCCCCCCCCAAGTGGCGCACGTCGTCACCCCTCCCCTGTCGGATGATGAGGAGGAGGATGATACTGAAATCATGTATCGCGAGATCCTAGCAGGGATTTTACGTGAACAACTGGAAGCTTACCAGTACATCCGTGCCCCTGCACGTGTTCGTGATTACAGTATGATGCCGCAATCTGAGAAATTCTGGAATAGGCAAAGTTATGCCCGTTCTAAGAGTTCCAAGCTCCTGCAGAAGGAGAAGCAACAGCTTGCGAACGCTCGGAAGATAGCGCAAAAGGCGAAATCTACCGACAGGTCCCACGATAGGAAACCAAGGACCCAAGACAGGTATCCACAGAGTGATGTCTTAGACGAAGTTAGTACTCTAGGCAGCATCGATATACCTGATGTTGCATTGCCAAGCAATTTCAAAACCGATATGCTTCGCATTGTGACTTTATTCCTATCTCTCTCGCAGCAGACCACCACTTCAGGGTGTCTACTCTCGTTGTCGCACTTTCTTTTACATTATGCGAACGATGAGATGGTCACCAAGGTGATGCAGTTTGCGCCCCAGTATCTAGGTCTTGATGTTGGTCCTCAAGCAGAGGACATGGAAGGCGAACCAGCCGATACCCCGGCACCACCGTGGGTAAAGTTGCTTCGCCATGTCAAGACTAACTGGCGAGGCATTATAAATTGCGAGGGTTTTGCCAAAGTTTCCAACCTGTTGAGTTTGTTGGTTACTATTGGC